ACGCCACGATGCGCAAACGTTACTCCGATTACTTCGGAGATGAAAAACCCTCGGGTGGGGAAACCAAGCCCAAGCGAAGCGCCAAACCGGCTCCAGTTGTTGCCCCCGCGTCTCGCAGTACATCCCCCAAAAAGATCGTACTTCGTCAATCTCAGATTGACCTTGCCCGAAAGCTAGGTCTGACCCCTGAACAATACGCTAAAGAATATGCAAAAACGATGGAGACTGAATAATGAGCGCTGATCGCACTGAACGTGATAACGAGACCCGTGAAACCACGATGCGGGTTAAAGCTTGGAAGCAACCCGGTGAAATGCCGGAAGTCAAAAAGCAACCGGGCTATTTCTACAAGTGGGTTCGGGTTTCTTACGGCGATAAGCCGGACACCCGTAATATGGTGTCTCACCGGACACAAGGCTTTGAAGCCGTTCGCATTGAGGAGCAAAAACACCTCATTGATCTTGTGGACTCTTCTAGCCGGTATAAAGATAACGTGGAGTACGACGGTCTCTTGCTGATGAAGCAACCCCTCGAACTTCGCAAACAACGGAACCAGTTTTACGCCAAGCAAAACGACGCGCAAATGGCCTCTGTTGATAGTAATTTTATGAAAGAGAGCGACTCCCGAATGCCGTTATTTAAAGAGTCACGGTCCAAGGTTTCGTTTGGTAAAGGCAATTAATTTAGGAGCTAAAAATGGCATACCCTTCCGTTTCAGCCCCGTATGGGCTCATCCCGATCAATCTGATCGGCGGTCAGGTTTTTGCTGGCGCTACTCGTAGCGTTCCGATTACGTCCGCTTCTGCAACCGCGATCTACTTTGGTGACGTGGTGAAGTTGGCTTCCGGTACGCTTTCGAAGGACGTTGGTACGGACGCCGCCACTCCGGTTGGCGTTTTCCTCGGCTGCCGCTATACCGATCCGGTCTATGGTCTGACTTTCCGTCAGTTCTACCCGGGCGCGGTTACGGCCACTGATATCACGGCGTTTGTCGCTGACGACCCGGACCAACTCTTTAAGGCGGTTATTGTGACCTCCGGTACGACTGTTGGTCAAGTGGCTCGCTCGGCGGTTGGTAAGAACGCTGTCCTCGTGCAAAACTCTGGTAACACGATCACTGGCGACTCGGCTGTTGCATTGAGCAACACCGTAGCCACGACCTCCACTTGGCCTATCCGCATCATTGACGTGATTGCGGAGTCTTCGCCTGCGGCCTCTTCGTATTGCGAAGTTGTCGTTAAGTGGAACCAAGGTATGCATCAATACCTCAACCCGACTGGCGTTTAATATAGGAGCATAAACAATGGCTATTTCACGCGCACAGCTACTCAAAGAATTGCTCCCCGGCCTGAACGCTCTGTTCGGTCTGGAGTACGCCCGTTATGGCGAAGAGCATAAGGAAATTTACGATACCGAAAGCTCCGAACGTTCGTTCGAAGAAGAAACCAAACTGTCTGGTTTCTCTGCGGCTCCCGTAAAGAACGAAGGCTCCGCCATCGCGTACGACACGGCGCAAGAAGCATGGACCGCACGCTACAACCACGAAACGATTGCTATGGGCTTCGCCATTACTGAAGAAGCCGTAGAGGATAACCTGTATGACTCTTTGTCTGCTCGTTATACGAAAGCACTCGCTCGCGGTATGGCGTACACCAAGCAAGTTAAGGCCGCTGCGGTTCTTAACAACGGCTTCTCCTCGTCCTATAAGGGCGGTGATGGCCAAGCGCTGTTCTCCTCGTCTCACCCTCTGGTTGGTGGCGGCACCAACGCCAACATGCCTGCTACGGCTGTTGACCTGAACGAAACGTCGCTTGAAGCGGCTATTATTCAGATGGCGGCGTGGACGGATGAACGTGGTCTCCTGATCGCGGCGAAGCCGAAGAAGCTCATTCTTCCACCCTCGCTGATGTTTGTTGCTGAACGTCTGTTGAAGACGCCGCAGCGTGTCGGCACTGCCGATAACGACATCAACGCGATCAAGAATATGGGCGCTGTCCCCGGTGGCTATACGATTAACCACTGGCTGACGGACCCTGACGCTTGGTTCTTGACCACGGATGTTCCGAACGGTCTGAAGCACTTCATTCGTGTTCCTCTAGCAACCTCAAGCGATGGTGATTTCGATACCGGCAACATGAGGTATAAGGCACGCGAGCGCTACAGCTTTGGGTGGTCGGACCCCCTGGCCATCTGGGGCTCGCAGGGCGAGTAATTAAATTAGCTGAGTAAAATCAGCGGTTTAGGGAAGACTTCTAGAGAAATTTAGAAGTCTTTCTTTTTTCTTGTTGACGTTATTCATTCAATTGGTATAACTAGAAGGCCCATTTACCGGATATTCTTTTAAGTATTTATCTTGACCCTCCACAATAAAACATATACACAAAAGGTAGCTACTCAGACTGTTTCAGACGGCACGGGAGACTGAGTAGTTATTCCCCGTGTAGGAGTTTGATTTCAATGGCTAAAACTACCTTCCAAGGACCAGTCCGTTCTTTGAACGGCTTCTTCAACACCGGCCCCGGGACTATGAAGTCCATCACTGCTAACACCACGCTTACTGTGGACGGTTACGCGGGTCGTCTGATTACCATTTCTAACGCATCTGCGGTCATTACGCTGCCCACGATCAATGCGTCTGCGGATAGCGCCTACGCCGGTCCCGGCTCGGACCCCAACAACTCCAACAACCTCGGCGCGGTTTACCAATTCTATGTTGGTGTTAACGCTACGGCCATGTCGATCTGCACGGACGGCACGGATAAGTTTGTTGGTTCGATTACGCTCGCTAACGCGGCGTCTACGTTGGTCTTCCAGCCTGCGGCTTCCAACGACTTTATCAACATGAACGGCTCTACCAAGGGCGGTCTCATCGGTTCGGTCATCACGGTTGAAGCGATTGCGGCTAACCAATATATGGTTCAGGGCGTGTTGATCGGCTCGGGCACTCTGGCTACTCCGTTCGCTGACTCGTAATAATATAGGGTTGGGGGCTTCGGTCCCCTTCTCGTTCAGCTAGGAGATTAAAATGAGTGCACAATTTGGTTTTGAGTCCTCGGTAACGATTACTCGCCCGGCAGACACCACAGCTTACGCAGCTAACGATGTTGTTGGCGGTGTTATCGAGTTTCCGTTTATGACGGGGCGTAACCGACCCCTGTATGTCACAGGTTCGCGGTTTTTGATTAATGACTCGTCGGTTATTTCGGGCGAGACTTCTTATAACCTGCATTTTTATAAGAACACGCCCCCTTCGGCGTACGCTGATAATGCGGCTTGGGATTTGCCTTCAGGGGACCGCAGCGTATATCTAGGTTACATTTCGCTTGGTACGCCGGTTGATTTGGGTTCAACGTTGTACGTAGAACAAAACATTTTGAACAAGGAAATAAAAGGCGCGGGCGACACTAACTCCGTCTTTGCTTATCTCGTAACTGTTGGTGCTTATACACCTACTTCGCAACGGGTATATGTCCCCACGATTACCGGCCTGTGGGTGTAAACCATGGAAGCAGCTATCACGACGCTGCTACTAAACGGGGTAAGCCAGAACGCTTTATTCGCGTATGGTAAGCCCTTTTTCTTGTTTGACACTACAAAAAACCAGTTTGCTAATAACTCAGGCGTTTTTCAAAACCCAGCCAATATGCCCGGCTGGAGTTTTACACGGGCTTCGACTGGCTACGCCCAAACCCAAAGCGGCTTGCTTCTCCTCTTCGCTTCAGGCGCTCCCCGCATCACAGACAAAGGCCTGTTGATCGAAGGGGCGCGGACGAATCTCTGCTTGCAGAGCCAGACGTTTGATAATGCGAGTTGGACGAAAAGCGGCGCCACGATATCTGCCGATGCTGCGACTGCGCCTGACGGGACGCTTACGGCGGATAAACTGGTTGAGGACACCAGCACTGGTATTCATTGCCTGATTCAAACCATCAGCAAGGCGGCGTCAGCAACTCAATATGCTTTCAGTGTTTTGGTTCAGGCAGCGGGCCGAACTGATATTCGGCTAACGCTTGATGATGTTGGATCAAACAACGTTGGCGCGACATTTACGCTTTCCGGTTCTGGGTCCACCTCAAGCGTAAGTGCGACTGGAACGTTTACTGGCGCATCAGCGACGATAGTTAAGATCGGAAGTTATTATCTTTGTACGCTTGTTGGAACTTCTGCGACGGAAACGACGTTGCGTCTTCAGTACCAATTGGTTTCTGGCGGGTCTGTATCTTACACGGGTGATGGTTCTAGCGGCGCATATTTCTGGGGCGCTCAACTCGAAGCCGCCGCCTTCCCCAGCTCCTACATCCCAACGACAACAGCCAGCGTTACCCGCGCCGCAGACGTAGCCAGCATCGCAGTAAGTGGTCTGGGCGCGATCTATACGATGTTTGCTGAAGTTGATTTGCCTGTGGTGGCGTCAGGCGGTCAGGCTTATCTGGGCGTGTCGGACGGAACGGGAAACAACGGGTCCGCCATCTACAACGCTGGCACAAGTCTAGTGTGCCTAAATAAAACTGGCGGCGCAAACGATGCCGTTGTTGTTCCGGCAGGATCAATCAGCGCTAATGTCGTTAGTCGTCTTGCTGGGCGGTTTGAAACCAACAACATCAACGGCAGATTTAATGGCGGTGCGCTTGGGACACTGGACACGTCGTGTACTGTTTCGGCGCGAACGCAAATTGAATTGGGTACATCACTAATAAACGCTGTGCCCGCGTTTGGCTACATCCGCCGCGCCGCCATTTGGCCCACAGCCTTTAGCGGCGCCAATCTTCAGAGAGTAACAACATAATGTGGAACCAAGCACTTATAGACGGGCCGATAACAATTTATGTGTACGGCGAACCTACTGTTGTTGACGGCGATGAAATGCGTCCCATTATAGGGACCGTGCCCGGATACCACATAAACATTGCGCCGCAGGTTTACACTGAAGAGCTTTCAGTATACGTAGTAGTCCCACAAAACCCGGTACGCACGTTCGCTGGCGCAGAAACCGTTTTCCTGAAGTTTAAGGACGAAGCTGAAGCTAAGTCCGCACTAAACGCATACTGGATAGAGGAATAGAGTGAATAACCAGAAATCACATACTTTGGCGGGTCGGGTCCTGTTTGTGGCCCTGCCTGCCTACGACTTCAAAGTGTCTTTGAAGCTTGCTATTTCTTTGGCGCGTGTAGCGCAAGAGGCCCCAAAATACGGGGTTGACGTACAGATTGGCTCCATTTGCGGGTGCTCCGTTGTATCCCGCGCTCGGAACGCTCTTGCTAAGGACTTCTTGGACTCCAATGCTACTGACCTACTTTTTATTGACTCCGATATCAATTTTGACCCAGCAGATGTCTTTCGTCTCATGGCATGGACTGCAAACCCTAAAGCAGGCATCGTTGCAGGGGTGCCGCGTATTCGCAGCACTAAATCAGTCTATATTG